ATTTCCTTCTTCAACTTCTTCAGTTTCTTCAACCTCTTCAGTAGTTTCGTCAACTAAGCTTTCATTAATAGATGATGCAATATATTCAGCGTATTCTGATACAGACTGTAAATTTTCTTTTAAGTACTCAACGTATTCTAAAAGATTTTTATGAGTGTCAGTACCTTCATTATGAGATTCTGCTAAATAATCAGCGAAATCTTTAACTTTAGAAATACCTTCAGCTAAATGTTCAGAGTATTGAATACCTTGATCTAATTTTTCAGCTAGAGTCTCAGTATAAGATATACCTTGGTCTGCTTTTTCAGCGACGTGTTCCGAATATTGGATTGACTCGTCTAATTTGCCAGCTAAATACTCAACATATTCTGAGAGGGTATTTACGCTTTCAACTATGTGATCGTTGTGAGATTTTACATCTTCTAACGTTTCGTCTTCGTTTGTTGCGCCGATAGACTCTTTAATGCTTTTAATTTCATTAGCTAAGTACTCAGAATACTTATTGAAATCTTCAGCTTTTACAAATTCTGCCATGTTTTTATTATTATTTGTTTCTATATTTGTTTCAGTAATTTCTTGTGCTACTTCAAGTGCTTCTTGGTTTTCACCATTCATTTCATATATCCATAAACCAGAGTTATCATCAAATCCATAAGATTCGTTAACTCTTTTTAATTCAGCGTTGGCAAATCCAGGATCTGCTACTAAATCGTAAGTGAATAATTGTTTGATTTTTACCTTTCCGTTAGATTCAACGGCTCCGGCTGCTCTTGATGAGATTTGTAAGGGTACTCCAGCATCTACTAGTGCTTTAGCTTGACGTCCTGCGTCAGTATCTAATAGTTTGATTTTACCTCTTACTTCTTTTGATTCTTTGTCGTAATATAATTCTTCAATTATGTGAGACACACTCTTAAGGGAAATATCGAATTGCTGAGGATGATCTAATTCTCCTAATAACTTAGAAGACTTGATCTTGTCTTGCAATGCTTCTATCTGAGGAACGTATTCGCTCTCAGTATAGATACGATTGTTTTTATTCTTTTGGTCAATTTGACCAAAGATACCTTCTAGAATGTAATCTTTATTCTCAGTTTCAGCTACGCTTAGTTGAGATGAAGACATTTCAACAATTAATAAGTTGTTGTTCTTTGCCATAACTATGGTTTATCTATTTTTATTATATATCTATTTGTATTATGCAATTATCTTAATATCTTTAGATGTCTAAATCCAGGCCGCCACCGTCTTTATCATCTTTCTTTTCTTCTTCACCTTCAGCTTCTTTTTCCTCTTCGGCGTCTTCGGCTGATTTATCTAAGAAATATGCTGTTAAAACATCCATTTCTCCTTCAGCAAATGCATCGTTTCCATATTCTTTATAGAAGTAATCCTTAAAATCGTTTTCAGTTTGGCAAGCAGTAATAGCTCCTAAAATTTCTGCAGATTTAATTATTTTACCAGAGTCTAACTTCTGATCTTCTACATATATCTTAGAATCTTCTCCAGCTTTTAGTGAATTTTCTGATACGAATTGTTCAAATGTTGTAATAATCTTCATGTTTTATATATCTCTTTTTCTTAGCTATCTAGGGTTATTCATTAAAAGCCCATTCCGTCGTCCTCTGGTTCAGGCTCATCGGCTGCTGATTTTCTTTCTTTTGCTTTAAATGCGTCGTTAGCTCTAATCTCATCATCAGATAATTTCAAGTACTTTCTAACTAAGTATTCTTGATCGAAGTAGTATTCTTCTTCCATAGTTTCTTGGTTAGTTGTCATTAAACTATCTCTCATACTTGAAATGAAGTCTAATCTTAACTGCATAATTTCTTGCTCTTTTAATTCAGCAAACATATTCTCTTCATTATACCTTAAGGCTACTTGAGTTTTAAACTGAGGATCGTCAGTAAACTCTGGGTACTTAAGACACATTTGAATGTATAATGGTTTAACTAAGATTTCTTGGAAGACTGATCTTAATCTTTTAATAAACTTACCGAATTTAATTTCATCTCTAACCATACCATCACCTGCTAATGCATAGTCACCGCCATCATCTTCGTATAAGAATCTGTTGTAAGGTATTTTAGAAACCTCTTTAAGTTTATCTTGGAAGTATTTAACTGCTTCAGTATCTGAAAGATCTGGTCCTTCAGAACTAAGAGTTTCAATTTCTGGTGTTTCTCCATCTTTAGAAGGTAACCAGTATTCTTTAGAGAATTGTAACATTGGCTTACCATCAGTTTCTAATGTTCCTGATTCAAAGTCAAAGTCAACTACCTCTTTATAGTTATTCATTAACTGAGCTAACGATTGCTTTGCTCTAGTTTTAGATTTACCACCTACAGGTATAATAAACTTCATTCTGAATGAAGCATTGGTCACTGCCCAGATTACTCTGGTGTGTTCCATAATTCTAAGTAGGTTAAATGATCTAATTAATCTTTCAACGTAACTAACTCTAGATGCTGTTGAAAGTGAAGAATAAGAAATGTAAATGATTTGAGAATCATATAACACTCTTTCTTTTACTGGATCATCTTTATATTGTACCCAAACTTTCTTACCATCATCTTTATTGTAACCAGGCATTAGAGTTACAGGATCTATCTCTTTAAAACCTATAATCTCCTTTTGGTCTGGGGAATAAATTATTTCAAATGATAAGTAACCATCTACTAAGAACTTTCTAAAGAAGTACCATGCTGATTGTTCACCATTAAAACCAAAGTAGTGATAGATTTGTCTAAAGTATTTGTTAAGGTCTTTTTGTACATCATCTGATACATCGAGTCCCATAATCTCAGGTTGGCAAAAGAAGTTTTTATCATCGTATACCACTGCTTCATCACAAAGTATATCTAGAATATCTTCTACCTCATCGTTCATTGAGAACCTTCTTAATTCATCTCTCTTTCCAGGGTAATCAGTATCAAAGAACGGTACGTTCTTCTTCATGTTTATATCTCCCATGGATAGTGCAGCAAATGCACCGTAAATATCGTCATTATCTAATCCGAACGGGTTCATCTCTCTGTAACCGAACTGATCTTCCATTGGACCAATCGCTTGAGACTGTCTAAGTACCATGTCATCATAACGCATACCAAAAGAACTTAGCGTCTTCAAAGCATTGGAGAGGCTAAATGGTCTTGAGTTAGAACTAAGTGGTCCGTTTCGTTTGTCAGTAAATCCTGCCATAATATAGTATTATTTCTGTTTTATATATCTCATTTATTTAGATGGTTTCTGAAGGCTGCTCTTATCTTGCCAACTGATGAGCCATTTAGCTCTAAAAAGTCGCAAAGCGCTATCTCAGCCCATCGTTCGTATGCCACTACAACTTGTTGAGATTTACGAGTTGTTGCATATTGTCTAATTGCAAAATCAAAGCCATATCTCTTTAGGAATGATTTAGCTCCTTGATATGATAATGATAATGGTCCTTGTGCTCTAGCGTTCTCCATTTTAGCACCTCTATTCTGTCCGTTGATATAGCCCTTATATTGCTCATAGACAAAATCTAAGAGGTCTTGCTTTACAGGGACTGGTAACATATTAAGATTAATACCCATGTCATTGCCTGTGTCTGAGCGGTTCAGTGCCAATACTACTGGATTACTGTCCCACCATTCTGCTGCAATAGGGTTCTCATATCTAAACACATATATCTTACCTTGTTGGAATGGACCTGCTGATCTAGCTACTGCCTTTTCTCTAACAGCTTTTTTAGAAGTATTAAACCAATCTTCTGCTGCGCTAGCTGCTCTTGCCATTCCTCCAGCGTCTTTACTTAATTGTGATATGTTTTTCTTTATCTCTCCCATTATTTAAGCGTCTTTTCAGTTAAGACTATAAATCGCCAACCTCTGTTTTCACACCAGGCATTTGCATAAGCATATTTATCTCTATTTTTAATATACTGTTCTGCTAAAAATTTATAGGAGTTAAGTGCCTTTTTAGATTTCTTTAAAGGCGGTTTAGGTTTTTTAATCTGTGCTTCTGGCTTTATTTCAACTAGCCATTCTACTGGTGGCTCATCGCCAGTACCAGCTGTTTTCATATAAAAGTCCGGATAATAAATGTGTTCTTTTTTATCCGCAGTCCACCTGTATTTAATTTTAACAGGTTCACTTGACCATTTTAATACATTATCTTTAGTATCGCACATAATACAGAACTTTCTTTCCCAAGAGGAACGATAAATGATCGGCGTTGGGCCGATATACTTATCTGGATTTTCAGGAGTAAAATACCCCTGTACAAATCCTGAATTGCCACTAGGTTTTAAGTTCTTTATTGACATTAAATATTAAACATTCCGGATTCGCCATCACCACCTCTAGTGTTAATACGATCCATTGACATTGTGTTTTTATATTTCGTTGGATGAATTTTATTCCAGCCCTTTGCATAACCTCTCTTTGCAATCTCTGTAAAGTATGCAAATGCATTGGTATATTTAGGGTTAAAATTTCTCCAGTACTTAAGAAGGTCTAATATAGCAAACTGCATACAATCATTCTTGTCGTCTTCGTTTAAATATACTAGTTTTCTAATTGCTCTTTCAGCGATTAGTATCAACATCTTCTCAGCGTCTTTCGTTAACTTATCATCTTCTAAAGATAATACAATCTG